TTTCATGCTAATGGCGTTTTGCCATATTGCAAAGAACAATGTAAAAAAATAGTAGATTATTATGTTAAAGACAAGTCCGACTTAGGTAAGGGGTTGTTTTTTGCGTGTGCGGTAATCGGCATACCTTTTATGAAAGATGCTTATGATAATTTTGCGTTAACAGCAGAGTCTAAAAAGGTAACAGATTATTTTGCACTATATCATAAAGAATATCTTGCAATTAAAAAGAATTATAAAAAGAAAAGAATTATTGACTTCAGCGCCACAGATTGTGATGTGACAAGTTTTGTTGCCGCAAAGAAATCTGAGGCGGTTGTAAGACAGCAATTAGAAGAATTAAAACAAATGTGGGGCGACAGGGATATTGAAGATTTACAATATCTTGAATATCGCTATACTACATATACAGACGGAAAAGAATTGACAGAATATCAGGCTAAACTATATCGTTCTCTATGTTTGGCTGAACTCAGTGAATTTAAAGGCGATAAAACAAAAGAGGCAATTGATATTCAGGCTAAAATAGCAAAAACTCTTGGAATTGACCAGTTCAATCCAGATAAAGAGTTGACGAATATTGAAAAGACCCTTGAATATCAAATCGCAGTTCTTGAAAATGAGGAGCCTGCTATTTATTATAAAGATTTAGAAAAATATGCAGATTTTATGAGTATTGGAAATTATTGGGAAAATCACGTAATGCGACCGCTTAGAAATATCTTAACAAATAGTAAAGAGTATAATATTATACCAGATGACGAGATAAAAAATGTCGAAGATTGAAGCAGTAAGTAGCGGCTCAGATAAATCCAATATACTCATAAGGGAACGAAATAAAAGAGAACAACGGCGAAAAAAGGCATTATCGCCAGAACAAAGAAAAGAACAGGTCAAAAAGTGGACTACGTTTTATAGGCGGAATTGGAATATATATGCGAAACATGAGTTGGGTATATCTTTATACTTTTTTCAAGAAGTGATGCTATATCTAATGGGTGTTTCACAGGTATTTTACTTGATGTGCAGTCGAGGAAATTCCAAGAGTTTTATGTCTGCAATTGCCGCTTTTGTAAGGTGTATGTTGTATCCATATTCAGAAGTTGTATTAACCGCAACAACCATAAAGACCGCAAAGAAAATGGTTAGAAATAAAATGGAAGACGAACTTTGCGGAAAATTATCTGAAAAACTCAAATATTTTTATGACAAAGGATTAATAACGTTCACATATGGACAAGAGGAAATCAGGGTTGACTTCCACTTTAACAAATCTTGGATATTGATATTGCCAGAGGCGGACTCTAGCCGAGGAGAACGAAGTTCTATGCTTATATTTGAAGAATGTAGGCTGATGAAGCAATATATGATTGACTCTGTATTTATGCCAATGGCAAGACCAAGACCCGCAAAATATTTGCAAAAAGAGCAGTATCAAGGCGACTCAAGATTAATTGAAAAGTGTCAAACAATTTACTTGACATCTACAAGATATAAGTTTGAGTGGTTCTGGACAAGATGGAGAAATACAGTAAATAGCGCATTTAACAACAAGAGAATACCATATGGTATTTTTGCAGGTGATATATTTACTGCTATTAAACATAATCTTAAAACAGAGGATGATTTGGAAATCGCAAGGGACACTATGTCAGAAATGGAAATGAGGATGGAATATTTTAATGAACCCATTGGGGAGGTCGAGGGTAGTTATTATGCTCTCGAAACATTTAAGGAAAACGCCATTATTGTAGACGGATTTGTTCCTCCTACAGCAGAAGAATATGTTGGGGAATATTTAAAGGGCGAAATTCCTTACTTTAGAGAAAAGAGAGAAGGAGAAATTAGGACAATATATGTTGACTTTGCTTTCTCTGACACTGTTAAGAAATCTCAAGCAAATGACTTAACCGTAATTGGTTGTATGTCTGGATATCCTAACGAATATTTTGATAAGATATTAAGAAACACCGAATACATGGAAACGTATAGCGGTGGCAAAAAGGACGAGTCAATCCTTCGTATTAGAGAATTGTTTTATTTATATAAAGCAGATTATTTAATCATCGATATGAGAAATGGCGGAGAAGACCGCTATATTGACCTGACTAAATCTTATTATCACGATATTATGGGAATTAATATGAACGGTTTTGGAATTATTAACGATGAGGAAATATTAAACTTTTTCTGCGATAAATCTAAATCAGATAATTTGCGTGGTCGTGTCGTTGATGCCAACGCTATACCAGTAACAATTCCTGTAATTGGTACAGATGAGAGAAATAATAATTTTCATATTGCTATGAAAAATGCTTTAGTTTCTCACAATATTAGATTCTTAGTAGATGAAATAAAACTAAAAGAAGAAAAATGTGAAGATGTTGAGTTTTTAACCTTATCACCGCATAAGTTAATGAGGCGTATGCTTGGACACGTTCAGTTAAGTTTAATGATGGAAGAAGCGGTAAAGCTAGAACAGCAGTTTAAAAATGGTTTTATTAAACTTATCGAGCCTAGAATTTCAACAAAAGATAGAATTATAGCTACTGAATATTCTAATTATTTATTTCATTTACTGGAACTTAAAATGATTAAACAACAACAAGAAGAAGAAATAGATATAGATAGTTGTATAATTATAGTATAATAAATATGCAGGACAGAGGGTTGCTCCTTTTCTGATTGCTCGTAACAATTAGATTACTGCTTATTAAAAATATAAGAAAGGAGGGTTAGAGTGACAAAGAATATAGAAAAAGAAGAACTAACCAAAGACGAACTTTTTCAAGTATTGCAATTTGCCGACGGATTATATCAAACAAATTATTTTACGCCAGATATGCTCAATCAGAACTTAATTGGTTTAAATATTCAGCCATTAAAGCCTACATATGATAAATTAATTCGTGCAATTAATAATTCTCAATATTCTCCACAAGAACTACAAGGATATTCTGAATGGTTGTCTGTTGCGGATGGCTTGTTTAGTAAGACTACGAATTATTTTTCAGGCATCCTATCTTTTGATTTGAGTATTAGTTGTAAAAACGCATATGGAGAAGACTATAAGTCTGAGGAATATAAAGAAGACTTAAAACGTGTTCATAAATTTTTAGACAGTTTTGACTATCAGGGAGAATTTAGAAAAATTCTACAAATGATGATTAAGAACGAAACAGTATTCACTTGTCTTAGGGATAATATGAGTGAAACAAAAGCTAAGAGAACATTGCAGATACTCCCACAAGATAGATGTAAAATAACTGGATATTGGGAAGGCGGATATCTTTTCGACTTCGACATGGCATATTTTCTACGTCCCGGAGTTTCAATAGATGCGTACGCTGACGTTTATAAAGATTATTTTAAAAATACGTTTACTGGAAAAAATATTAATGACTATATTCCAACTAACCCATTTGATAAAAGAGACGGCACATTCTCATTTTATACGCAAACGTCTCCGATTGACGGAAATTTTGCGTTTAAATTAGATACAAGCAACTTTAATTCTGTTCCGTTTTTGTCCTCTGCTATGGTAACAAATTTACTTAATAGTGAGATTCAAGAATTGCAACGCAATAAAAACCTTATGGGGGCATGGGCGGCGCTTGTAGGCGAACTTGAGTTGTTAGATAATACTAAATCCACACAGGCAGACGCATTTGCAATTGGTTTAAAAACCGTAGGGTCACTTTTACAGATGTTGAAGGCGGGATTGGGAAGTTCTAATATCAAAGTTGGAGCAATGCCAACAAGAGAGGTCGAGTGGTATCAGTATCAGGATTATAACAAAGATATGTACGATAAACAACTCAAGCAGAGCGCAGGGCAGTCTGCATCTGCAAGCCGAATGATTTATAGTGACGACAAAATGTCGCAGTCTGAGTTGGAAAACGCCATTATAACTGATTATAATACTATTAAAAAGGTTTACGCTCAGTTTAATAATTTTATGAATTTCTACGTTAACCGCAAGACAAAAAAATATAAATTCAACTTTAACTTTGATGGCTGTTCATATCCATTTGAGCGGAAACAAAGATTTACACAACTTATGGAATTAGGAGCAGTCGGAATTGTATTAAATTCATC